TTCTTCTCTAATAATTGCATAAGCTGAGAATGGTATTACATTATATACACCAAATTTTTCAGCTATTTCTAATTTAAGATAAAAATCACCATACTTACACATATTACGAGCCCAACTCCATAAATTAAATTCAATATTCAATACATCATAGAATAAGTTGTATAAAATACGTTGAATATTTTCGTCACTAGAACGAATATGAAGCATTTCACCATGCTCATTTTTTAAAGTACATTCATCTGCTATAATATCAAGCGCTGAAGCTACAATAGCATCAGTATCCATTGATTCATAATCAGTGTAAAGTTGTACTCTTAATGTTTGGTAATTATAAACGTTGTTAACGTTATAGATACCAGCGCCTGATGTTGTGTAAATTTTAGTAAATCGGTCTACAAGCGCATTAGTCTGTAAAGTACCTAATGACTGTATACGATCTGTATCAATTACTCTTAACTCATCGCCGCCAACGTTACGAATAACAACGTCTGAGGAGAATAACCGTTTTAGATTGTCAAATAATCCCATAGTATCTTAATATATGTTATAAATATTTATTTAAACCAACCAACTAATATCCTCCATCTGTCCTCTTCCATTATCCATCATCCAAGGATTGTCATGAGATGGTGAGTGGGGTGAATAAAATCCGCTTGGTCCGTTATGATATGAAACCTTTCCTATACCTCCAAGTGAAGCGCGTGTTAAGTCCATACCTGTTTGAGAGAATTTTAAAGCTGTGTCACGTAAAAACATACCAATACCAAAAGACACAACCAAATCGTCATTATATCCATCATTAGCTTGTGCTTTACCATTTTTCCACACAAATGTTCTTAGTTCTTCTAATGTTCGGCGTGATTGAATAACACAAGCCCTATCTCTCATATAGGCTTCTAATTTAGCTATCACAAGTGGTCTAGTCTTAAGTGAGTTAGTGAAACCAGGTACTAAATTATTATTATTACGGTTTAAAAAGTTATCCATTGTTATATTAGCTGTATCTGATTTAGATGAGTAATATAAATTTTGGTAGCCTCGTTCTATAACAGTTTGAATTGTATCCCATCCTATATTAGCATTTTCAATCACTAACAAAGCATTGTTCCATTCTGTAGCTATTGATACTAATAGATGGCCATAATCACGAGTACCAATTTGTCCTTTATATTCTTCTACTTGTTTAGCTTCATTTATATCAATAACATGACAAGCTGAATAGTCTTTACCATCACCTCGGGCTACGTCAGCTACAACTAAGTATTGTTTTGTATAGTCTGGAAATTCCCAACGCCATAAATTACCATCAAATCCACCTTTTGAGATAGGATCTGCTTGATATGTTTGAATATAGAAATTTAAAATATCAGGTTCAACAACTGTATCACCTGATGTTGTAAAGTCACAATCACATTCTTGGGCTGCATTTCTAATTCCTAAAATAGCATCTTGTTCATCTCTCCATTTTTGAGTTCGTTCAGGATGTACTGTCCAAGGTAGTTTTATAGATGTAAATCCATTTTTACCTTCTTCTCCACCAATAAATGTTCTATGGAACCAGTTACCTGTACCATATGGAGTTGATATTGCTATACATTGTCCTCCTGTAGCCAAGGTTTGTTGAGCAGAAGCGAAAATTTCATCTATACCTTCAATGAAGGCAGCCTCATCTAGTAGTAGTAATGATACGGCTTCAGATCTACCTGCGTCGCCTGTCGCACCAATTGCTTTTACCTGAGATCCATTAGCTAGTTTTAGACTTAATTTATTATTTTCTATTGCTTTTAGTTGTAACCAACTAGGTAGATTATCATAGGCAAATTTAACCTTAGTAACCATGTTTTTAGCAGTTTCCTGCTTAGTAGCGATACAAAGTATATTTTTGTCTTTGTTAAATAACATTAACCATAATGAATAAGCAGACACTAAGGTAGATATACCTAACTGTCTTGACTTATTTACAATACTATACTTATTCTTTTTAAATTGATGTAATACTCCTTCCTGGAAAGGGTATAGATTAAATTGAATACGTCCACGTTGTGGGTGTTGTATCCAATAATATTTTTTCATAAAATAAACAGGATCAGTAGCACATTTAATGTATTCCTGTTTAATAATATCTTTAATATTCTGTTGTTGATCACTCATGTATATAAATATATAAAAAAAGCTCAATCTTATGATTGAGCCTTAATTATGTATTAGTTATGAGAATTTTATTTACTGTTCACAGCTTCTATAGCTTTACTTAGAAGATTTTCTAATGTTTTAATTTCACTATCACTGATAAGTTTACTATTTTTTAGTGTTGTTAGCTGCGCACTAGCTTGGAAAAAAGCGTCTGCTGCTTTTTCTTTTCTTTTATCATCTAAAGGAGCTGAAGACGACTTACCAGGAACAGGAGGCATTTTAGGTTTTTGACCAGGTACTGGGGGTAAAGTTGGTGTTGCTTCATTAAGAATACCAGCTAATTGCTGCATTCTTTCAATTTCATTAATTTGCTGTTTCATGGTAATAAATATATAAAAGAAGTCTAACCTTACAGGGTCAGGTTCAGGAACTATAATACTGAGACTATAGCGGGGCTTATTTTGATTTTTGTCTTAAATATTCTATAACATTACTAATTACACCTCCATTAGGAGCACAATCAAAATTATTAAAAATTAATTCCATTCCTAAAGCTACTTTATTTGCATCACTAGCAGGTATATTAATTATACTATTATAAAGAGACTCGTGACTATTAACTTTTAAAAGTTTTTTAAGTTTAATATCAGCTTTATTAGCAACATTAGCTAACTCTTGCATTCTTTCAATTTCGTTCATTTTAGTTTTATTTTATTTTACTAACATTAGATATACTAAACCACCAGCTACTAAGCCAGCACCAATTTTAACAAATTTGTTTTTGGTTTTAAGTTTAGCATTTTCTAACTGTAATGTATTATATTGGAATTTCCAATCTTTAATTTGTGTTTGTTGATTAGCAACCATGTTCTTATAGGTATTTTCCTTAGAAACATACTTAGCAATAACACTATCTTTAACAGTTACTTTTTCTTCTAATGTTGCTATTGAACTATCTTTTAGTACAATAATTTGTTTAGCACCATCTAATTCTACTAAATCCTTAGCAGCGCTAACTAATACTGGTTGTGCTACTAATAATGGGTTACTGATTGTATCTGTTGGGTAACGATTGTTAAATGATGTTACTAATTCAGGATCAGAATAAGCATCAATACTATTTTTTTCTATTTCAATATACTCAACAATAGTTTTAACTTTAGCCTTTTGATGATCTAGTTTGTATTGTAATTCAACAGCTACAATGTCTAAAGAATCAATTTCAGCATCATCTTTAGCAATTTCTAATTGCATACTATCAACAGCATGTACTAAACTGTCTTGTTTTGTTTTAAATTCTTCTGTTAAACCAATATTTGATACTTTATCAAATACGAGCCATAACAAAATTAAAATTAAAATAATAGGTAAAATATATTTTTTCATAGTTTAAATTTCTTCTTCGTCATCAATATTAATAGGTTCATCATCAATTCCTAAAGCTTTTAATTCATCATCATCACTCTTCTTCTTTTTACCTGCTACTGTAGGCATTGTTGGTTCATCTAATGCTTTAAGAAGTTGTTTAAGAACATTCTTAGTGTTTGTAGGTGTGAATTTATACTTATCAAGATCATTTAACACTTTAACATATGCTACTTGATCTTCTGATTTCAAATCTTTAAGTACATCTACAAGTTGTTGAATTAATTCTGGTAGTGCTTCTTTAGCTGCTTCTTTTGATTTGATATTAGCGGCTTTAAAATCAGCACTTGACATACCTCCATCTTCAGCTTCTTTAACTACACGACCTGTTTTCATAGTTGATGTAGCATATTTCTTAATAATCTTATCAATTAAAGCTGAGTGGTTATTAAAGAATTCTCCTACTTTAGAATTTAAAGGAGCAGATTTTGGTAATTTAAGTTTAGCTAAATCTTTCTCTGATGGACCTTCTTCATCATCTTTGTCCATTGCTTTTGTACCTTTAAGCTTTGATTTACCAATAAATAAATCCTCAGCATCACCATAATCACCAAAAAATCCACCTTCTTCTTCTTCAGGTGCTGAAGCAGATTTAACAGTGGTTGCTTGTAATAATTGATTACGAATATCAGGAGTAAAAGACCAGTTAACACCAGGGGCAGCATTTTTTTCAATGTCGCTCTTTAGTAATTCAACTTCCATTGGATTAATATTTTCATCACTTGCTTTCTTAATAAAGTAGTTGATTACTTGTTGTTTACGATCTAACTTATAACCAGTTGGATTTTTAATTCTATCCTTAATTTGTGGAAAGTTTGAATTAAGTTTATATTTTTCTTTAGCGATACGCGCCATTTCCTTTACAGGAACTTTAATTTTGAGTTTCGCCTCAGTAATAAATTTTTTAAGATCAAAATTATCTGCCATGATTAATTGTTATATGTTAATAAATATTTTAAAGTATATTGTCTAATATAGTTTTCATACGATCCGCTGTAGAACCGCTTAAAACTATCATTTTTTTAGGTGGATGCAATGTAAGTAAACGTAAAATTTCTTGATTCACATTAGCTCTATATTCAAGATCTGTTTCTCTAACACCATTATCTTCCATATTAGTACCAACAGGATCAATATAAAATACAACATCATATTGGTCTTTCAATGTCATAGCTGTGTTAACTAATGACGATTTAAAACCACTATCTATTGATTTAGCTAACATTGTAAACGCTGATACATCCCATATTGTACGGTCTGTTATAACGTCTTTATGTAGTAATTCACTAGCACGTTCAGCTAAAAATATTATCTGACCATTAACTGTTGAATCAGTATTTAAAGGAATACCTAAATCTTTTAAGTATTTGCTACGTTCTGTAGCTATTTTATATTTTTTAAACAAGTCTAATTCAGATAACGCTTTAACTAGCGTTGTTTTACCTACTGACATTGTTCCGCATAATCCTATCTTCATGTGTTCTATTTGATATAAATATTAAGTTAGAGACGTGTATCGTATTTTGGGTCCTTAGCTGGTGGTACACCATTTGTGTCACGTTTACGATCCATAAACTCATCCTTAGTGTATTGAATACCAAATAACCAATATTCTTTTTTTCCATCTGGATGTACAACAGCTGGTTCTTCCCAGTTATGCAATTTACCGTCTAAATAGTGAACGATTCTACCATCAACTGATTTCAATCGTTTAACACCTGATATTTCTTTAGCCATATTATTTTATTTTATTAAATATAATTAATTAGTTGAGGTTAAGTCTACAAGATGACTGTGTTGAATTAACTTTTCAGCAACATAAATACCATGTGCACCTGATACTGTAATACCACGAGCACTTAAAGCATCACCTACAAAGTACACATTTGGATAAGTTGTTAATGACAAGTTATGGTAATTAACTAATGGTTCAGGTGATAAGTACTTTACTTCAGGAATATACATACCCCAATCATCACCAAACTCAAATACTTTATTCATATCATCAATAAAGTTTAAAACATAATCAGCATATTCACCCATTGCTCCTTTAAATCCATCTAAAAATTTAACTTGATGTGCTGTCACATCTGTACCCTCAGATGTTTTACTTACAGTTCTAGATGGACTATAATATAATCCTTTTCCATCTATTTGTAATTTATTAACTACATCTCTACTCCAAGTAAATGGATCTTCAATACCCTTAATTTCCATTAATATACCAAAATTGGTCATATTATTTCTAAATTCTTCTCCTTTTTTAGCGTGACCATTATAACTTAAATCACCGTATGTTTCTTCTACAGCGACATAAGCAGCATTGTTATTTGTACAGAATGATCTTAAAGATACATTATCAAATTTCTGGTATAGTTTAAAGTCGTACGATACATCGATTAGTTTTTGGAAATATTTTTGTGGTGCTTCAAATCGAACACCAATCTGTACTGATTTAGGTTCATTAGGTAATTTATAATCATCAGCTAATTTTTGAGCAAAATCAATACCTGATTTGCCTACTGCAAATATTAATTCATCATATTCAATAGTATAATTAGCATCCTTTTTTATATTTAAACATACTACTTGTTGATAGTGAAAATCAATATTTTCTACTGGCGTATTCCAAACAAATTTAACACCTTTATCTAACAGATATTGATACCATGTTTTAGCAATCTCATGTAAGAAATTAGACCCAATGTGCCATACAGGAAACATTCTTAAACCAAAATATGGTTTAATAAATTCAGGTTCTTCCTGTGGATCAGACATGAATATTTCTTCTGGTTTGGGGTGGAAACGAGTAAAGTTATCTACTACTTGTTTCATTAACTCCATTGCTTTTTCTTCACCGCAGTATTTTGATAATTGACCACCAATTGAAGTATGATAAGTCAATTTACCATCACTCCAACCACCAGCACCTAACATTCCTGTCATTACTTCTTCAGGTAAACGATTAATAGGATCGTTTCCTTTATCAATAATAGTAATCAATTCTCCTGGGTATCCGTTGTCTACTAACTTAGTAGCAGCATTAATACCTGCTACTCCTGCTCCAACAATAACGATTCGCTTATCCATTTTGGTATGTTATTTAATTTATTATAATTTAATTTTTTAATTCCAATTTTATCTTTAATATAAAATTCTCTATAGGCTTCTATTGTATCTTCTTTTTTATATATGTCTGGCATGCATTGTGGTGGTGGTACAAATGGTGTTGTAGGTATTTTACCATATATCATGTCTCTATTTGTCTTTAACCAATTAAGTACAGTTTTAGTGGCATGAACTTTACCATATCGTTTTTCAAACTCATCACAAATGACTAAACCATGAGTCAATAACCAATCAAAATGACGAATCGATTCACGAACCCATTTAGTTGATGGATGATTATAATGAGCTTTTTTATATGGTGCTTCAAAACCATAATGCCAAAATGTTGTACATAACATTTGCGCTGATTCAATTTGCATTTTACGAATATGGTCATCAACCAATTCTTTAGCTGCTATTGTCGGGTCAGAGTGTATATAAAATATATTCATTAGGTTTAAATATATAATCTTTATCTTGCGCAGGCAAACAGAAGGCGCACCTTTTGGGTGCGCCACAGCTGCATAATATTGTTTATGTCGACAGGCTATGAATCTGTCTATATGTTATATTTTACTAAATGGTAATTCTATTTTATTTCCTTTTAATTCATTTCCTTTATAAGCGAAATCCTTATTATAAACAATTGGTCTTAAACCATAAGTAGCTGTTCTAGTTGAATCATGTCTGATTACTAATATTGGTTCATATTTTGAACCTTCAACATCTTTTATATCAGTTAATAAATCATGAACAGTAACTGTTAAAACTTTTCCTGATAGTAAGAAATCTCCTTCATCAAATGTTTCTTTAACAACTACAGTTTTAGGAGTATCAGTACCAAACACAATTGAATTAATATCTGATTTATCTAATCCTGTAATAATGATACCACCGTATTCTTCATTAGTTTTAGGATTATATAATCTGTAAATATCTTTTTTGTCTGATTGAGCTAAACCTAAATTTGGATATGGTTTATTTATTAATCTATTTACAAGCTTAATCATTAAGTCTTTGTAACGTTTATCAGCACTTTCCCACATTGAAGCATTTTCTTGCTTTAATGATAAGTTACCTATCACTTTACCATTAGATAAAAGTCTAATATCCGATTTTTTACCTCCAGCAGTGTCACGACCTGCTTCTTCAGCAGCATCTACTTTATTGTATTTAATAATTTTACCTTTTGATTTAAATACAACAGTAATAGGACCTACTTCTTCTACAGTCTGATTAATTTTATTAGCTAAAAATGATTCGTTTCCTAATCCTGCACTTCCCGCACCTTGTTTTTCAGCTGGTTTTGGTATAATAATAGTACCATCTTTGCCAACAACACCGCCAATAGAAGATCCTTTAAGGTCTTTATCCCAAGTATATTTTAACTTACTAACTAAAGTATTAATAACACTCATTCTTTCTTTAGCAGGTACTAATAATTTAATTTTATTTTTAGATATAGGAACAATATCTTGATCTTTATAACCTAATTTTTTTAGGTCTTTTATAGTATCTTCTTTAAGTATTAATTTAATACCTAAACTTTTTTTCGATTCTTGAATTTCTTCAGGTGCTTCCTCTTCTGCTGGTGTTTCTTCTGGTGTTTCAGCTGGTGTCTCTTCAGGAGCAGCAGCCATTTCAGTTTCAGGGCCTTGAGTTGTTGGAGGTGTTCCTAACATTAATAAGTTAGCTATTTCAATAGTAGCTGTTTCAAGTTCACTTACTTTTAACAACCAAAATTTCTTACCACTTACTTTAGCCTCATAACACTTACCCATGTAAGTGAGATAAAAAGAACGATTATTATGTAAAACAATCTTAAATATAGTTGGCTTTGGAGCCATTATATATACACCAATAATATAGTTTCTAAAATCTTCAGTTAATAATTTAACTAAAGTTTCAGTTAATGTTGGGTATTTTTGTAACATGAACTCTAAAGGATTAGATTCATAAGTAATCTCAGGTTGCTCAGGAGCTGTGTCTTGAGGCACTTGATCAACTACTTCTTCTTCCTTTAGTGGTCTTGATTTTATGATTTTAATTGTCTTCATCAGATTAATAGCCTAATTTTTTAATTCTATCTTTAACAAATAAAGCGGCTTGATATACTGGATAGTCAAATTTCTTAGCAATACCTTGTAAGAAACGTAATACTAATTTATCACCTTCTGGGTTATTAGAATTAGCTGATGTGAACATAGCTTCATCCATTGTATCAGTATCTATATCATTAACTGCTGGTTCTAATTCATGAAAGCTTTGATTAGCTTGTTCAATGTAATTTTCTGATTTAGCAATATGATCTTGGATCCAACCTGGGATATTTCTTTCATCATCACCTAACTTAGCCATTAATTGAGAAGCTGAGCTAATAATAGCTTTTAGGCTATTTTGAGCCATTGATACTTCATGGTCTTCACCATCACCTTCATTTTGAGATGATTTTTCAATAGCATCTCTACGTTTGTGAAGATACTTATCTGACTTATCTACATCACCATCATTATCGATATCATTATCTTCTTTTCCTACTGGGTCTAGAGCTTCCATAGCTTGATTTAAACGCCAGTTATGCATGTTAAAATTGTCTTGCATTATGCTAATAATTTAGTTATATATGATTTAAGTTCACCACCTTTAACAGCAGTTAATGCTGTTTCAAGTGTAGCGAGTGATATTTCTTTTGATTGAAGAGCTTTAACAGCTGTTATTCCTGATGCTAATAACATAATAGCTATGATCACATGGAATAAGAAGTTAGATATTTTTTTAGCTTTAGTTTCATCTTTAACAAAACGTCTAACAATTAACTCAAGTGGTTTAACATATAGATGATGTAATTCATCTGCTATACGACTCATTTGTTGGAAGTACTTTTCAGCTTCTCCTTGTCCTTCTGGTTTTTTACCTAAAGTTCTATTAATGATATTAGCAGCTGATCTACCAAATCTAGCTACTAAACCTAAAACAGCTGGGGTAGCTAAAGCTATACTAGCTACTGTAAGTGCTCCTTCTTTTTGATCTTTAGATTGATCTTCTAATTCATCTTCAATTCCACCTAAAAGAGCACTCATCTGACCTTTTAAGTCATCAAGTGCGTCTTTAGCTTTAGAATCTAGAGTATCTATTTCTTTAATTCTTATCTTCATTTCTATTTTGTTTTACCCCAAGTTTTACCTTTACCTTTTTTCTTACATCCAGCAGGTGTTGGTCGACATGATGGATATTTAGCTCGTTTTTCACCTTCTTTTCGTCCACAGGCTTTATATCCACCTTTTCCATCAGGAGCATTACAATCTACCCAACCGGTTTCTTTACCTTTAGGACCAGAACGTTTAAACCATTTATGTAATGATTCATCTTCTTTAAGATCTTTCCAAATTTTACCTTGACGACAACGTACAATAGCACCTGATTTGTAAGCAGATGGTTTATCGTAGCGTCTATCAGCTATACGATGACAGCGATCTTTTTTTTCTTCAAGAATTGATTCAAGTAATATGTCAACTAGTTTAATCATTATTTACTTTGATTTATTACTCTAGCGGTTCTGTTCTTTAAATTCTTAAGTATATCTCTAAATTTAGCTAATTCAGATCCTTCAGGAGCTTTTTTTAAATAATCAACTAATTGATTTAATTTACTATATAAAAATTTAGGATCAACTTCATAAGAAACATCCCAAGCATGTTTACCTGTTTCTGGATCAATATTAGTTAAAGTAGTTTTGATTCCTGTTTCAGGATCTATTTCGGTTTTACCGATTTCAATTTCAACTAGTTCTTTAACTATATTTTTTAATTCAGAGCGTTTCATTACTTATCAGTTAAATCTTTTAACTCATCAACTACTTCTTTAGTAGCTTTTTTATTTTTCATGTATTCTTGTACTTTAGCTAAAGTTTCTTGCTTCATTTTCTTGTAAGCTTCAGCTGCTTGTTTTACCTCGTCTTTTTTCTTATCACGCTCAGCTAACAATTTTTCAGCTAATTTTTTAGCTTTAGCTTCTTTAACAAATACACCTTTAATATCTTCTGGTTTTAAACCACCCATCACTTGACGAGCAAAGTACATTACATTTTCGCATTTGAAGCAAACATCATCTAAAGTAGCGCTAGTAGATGGTTTCTCAACCACCCAAAATTCACCTACTTCATCAGTTTCAGGAGTGAATCCTTCGTTGATTACTTCTTCTTCAACTTTAGGTTTTACTTCTTCAATTGCTTCTCTGATTAATTGTTTTAAGTCAGATTTTTTCATGATTTATATATTTTTATCTTTAATTTGCCTGTGCCTTTTATTGTTCTATGCCACATATGACGTGGTATAAATATTGGTTGGGTCATAGACACTGGTAACTGGTTGTCAAGTTGTACTAACCAATCTGTAGGTTCTATGGCTTCAACCAACCTATTTTCATCATCTCGATGCCACATTAATTCTATAGGGTCAATGTTTTCATCAAATTCCCTAATTATATATTCATTCGTAACTAATAAGTCAATATATGGTTGACTCATATTATGTTGTTGTTGGTGTAGGTGTAGCAGTTAATGTTGGTGTTGGAGTAGGTGTATTAGTTGCGGCTGGTGTAGGAGTTGGTGTTGGAGTTGGTGTGGCTGTTGGATCCCCAATACCAGCGCCAGCTGCTGCTGCACTTTGCATACTTTGTTGTTGTGATTGTAATGCTTCAAATAATTGAGTGGCATATAAGTTAGACTCCATTTGGTATTTTTTACTCACTTCATGAAGTGGTAAACCAATATTATCTGCTCTTTTTACATATTGTGCCCAAGGTCCTGGGTCGAGTTGAATACGATACATTTTATTTATTTTTTAATTTTATTTTTCATGCCACCAATTACAGCAATATTCATCAGCTGGGTATGGAACTTGTTCATCACCATCATTCCATTGAAGCCAATATTGGTTATTACATTTATTTCCATCAGCAATCCAATACTCACAGTTAGCGCACATTGAACCACCTTTAGTTACACGCATACCTGGCTGATGGTCAGCTGGGTATTCGATTTTACCTTCTTTTAATATTTTAATTAAACTAATCATTACCAATATCCGCTAAATGTTGTTTTGAATCCTAATAGTTTAGCATAACGAGGTAAACGACAACTCCAATATGAAGCTTTAGTTCTATCCTTTTTATTAGGACAGTCATGGCGTTTTGAAAACGCACGACGTGCTTCTGGGTTATTTAGTTTGGCTCTTAAGCCACCACCTGCCATACCAAATGATACTTTTTTTACTTTGCCTTTATTTCTAACATATACATAGAATTTTTTAGAACCACCTCGTTTTGGTTTACCAATTGGTGGATCTTTTTTTTCTTCTTCTAATACTTCTGTCAAAAATTCCTCGGTCAAGGGTAAGTCTAGTGGTACTTTAATACCATTATACTCACCAAATGTTCCAATATCAGTATTATCAAAATAATATTGGTCTGCTTCACATAATTGTAAGCGCTTAGATTCATATAAATTTCTTGCCTCAACAAATAGTTTTAAAAACATCATGGATTGAGGACGGTATATAGATTCGTTTAGCGGTAAGTTATTTTCAATATGATAGAACATGCCTTCAGAAATAAAGACAGGTTCTTTAGATTCATTCATAACTAACTTAGGGCCATGATTATATTCTTGGCCTACATAGCTAATAATTTTTTCAATATGCTCCTTTAATTGTATATGGTTCATTAGTATGGAGTTGTTTCTTTTGCTTTTGGTAATAATTTAAACTCAACTACACCATCAATTTTTTTAATATCTTCAACTATTTTCTTAATACCAGTTTTTACATCACCTTCAATAGCTGAAGTGTCAATTTTAATGTCGACATTTGTTTTATAGCGTAATTGTCCTTCTGAATTTGAACCAGGAATAGCAGCTTGTGAATTAACAATAGTAACACCTGGTAATGCACGCATAGCAGATAAAATATTAGTTTGATCATTAACTTTAGTGTTAGTGATCATTGATGCTAATATTTGAAATTGCTTAGCCTCAGGTTTTGGTTCCTTTGGGTCAGCTATTGGAGTAAAATCCTCCTCTTCTTTAACTATACGAATACGCATTATTGTAAGTTTACTAATTTATATTTAGTTGATTCAACTAATTCAACAAACATATCAATTTGGTTTTGAAGATATGAGTCTTGAGGCAATGATTGACGATTTTTTTCAATGTACATACATAATGCTTCAAAATATTTTACAGCGTCTGTTGGATTTTCAATCCACTGTCCTTCACATTTATAGCCAGTAATGATACCATAGCGGCCTTGAAAT